GAAGTAAATGAAGAACCTGTTATATATCATTGGAAGTACAAACTTGAAGAAATTGATCCAAATGAAGAAGTGGTGGTTGATACGTTGCCAGTCAAAAAGTCGAGTTAATTACTGACAGCTATACTAGGTACTTAGCTTCGATTGGGACATCCTCACACAAATTTGCATAATTTATAATGTCGTTTTCAAATTCCCGAATTTTTGCATTTATCATAGATTTTCCACCTTTTCCTTTAACTGTTCTATCTCGTCATGCTGCAACTGCACTGTGGCAACCAGATCAGCAATCAGTTCCGTATATTTCAGTCCGTAATACTTTTTCCCATTGCTGTCTGAAAACGTTTTTGGACAAATATTCCACCCTTTTTCCGCTTTTTTCAAAACATCCTGTGCAATAAATCCATGATGGAACCCATCTTTTTCGAAATTATAACGATACGATTTTGCTCTTAAAGAATAAATAAACTCAGATGATTGCTTTTTGCTTAAATCTAAAATTGTGTTTTTTATTCTTTTGTCAGATCCATTAATTACTCCACCTCTGAATCCACCTACTCCGGTATCTCCGTCTAAATGGATCATCATGTGGTCATTATCGTTTGCGCCTTTATGCAATGAAACCTGATTATATTGAACCGTACATTTATGAACAGGACTTTCAAGCGTCCCTTCCACTGTTCGAAATCCATCCGTTCCCATCTGTACAAGTGTTCCACTGCGTTTAAATTCAATAAGGTTTTCTACAGACTCTTCCGCTTGAATATGCATATATCCCCCGGTCATTTCCATAGAACCTTTTAATTCAAGCAGTTTTGCTTTAATTTTGATACCCTCGGCTGACTGGTTGATTTCTGAAATGACGCTGTCTTTTGATACTTTCAAGCTGATCTGCTTTGATGACTGCGTAATCGTACTGGACGCACTCGATGAAAGCTGCTTAAATTTCTTTATCAGAGTCCATTTGTATTTTCCACTGCTTATTCCACCATCTGGTTCGCAACCATAAAACTTTCCAGTCTTCTGATCCAAAAAACTGTGTCCAGAATAATACGAAGATGCAGGGTATGTATTTTGTGGATTCCCGAAACCACAATGTGTAACGTCATAATCTTCGGTATCCCATACTGTTAAAGAAGCACTGACTTCTGACCGTATCTTAGTTGCGGTCACCTCTATATTTCCGGACAAATCGCCCTCTGCTTCGCTTGCTCTCGTAACTTCCGCTGTAATCTTGTCCTCATTAATTTTAATAGCTGCTGCAAGTTCAATTTCCTGTCCCTGTGCCCTTTTAACTTCTGCTGTAATACTGCTCGCATTTTGCGTGATTCTCGATGATAAACCATCCGTTGTATTTTTAACTTCTGTGCGAATTTCGGTTGCGGTCTGCGTGATCTGTGACTGCAATCCCTTCTCAACATCAGTTATCGTGCTCTGTGTCTTTTCAATGGTTCGCTCCAACACATTGCTCTTGCCTTTGAGCTTTAAAATACTTTTCTGTATTCCGTTCGCCCCGTTTGTCCGGTACTCTTCCCCATCCGCTTCCAAATCATCACGCAAAGCCTGTATACCTTTCAGGGTTCTTTTCAGAATATAGGACTCAATCAGTTCATATCTGGTCGGCAGCCGCACTGCATCCCCGACCTCAAGACACGGATTTCCTTTGCAGTCCGCTGTAAACGGGCGGTAAACAATCCCTCTGATCTTGGAAAGGATATTTTTTGCAATGCCTTTCAGTTCTTTTGTGCCTTTGCCATATACAAGAAAATTATCCTCGATCACATAAGCATTGTCTCCAGTACCCACGATCACGCCGATATCATTCTTCTGCTCCCGGATCTGTAACTTATTGATCGTTTTAACAAGAAAATCTTCATACTCAGCCGTTATATATAAATCCTTCCCGATACGGTTGCTTTTCGGATCTCTTGGAAACAAATCATCTGCCGGATAAAGATCGTTTCTCGGATAAAGTCCCTGTATATTCTGCTCCAGATATATATAATGAAACTTCCCGTCGCGCCCCATGTGCCCCATACAGCCATTGATCTCACAAATACAGGACAACACTTCCTTGCCGCTCATAGATTCGCCTATGGTGCTCGATTCCTCTGTATCAGAACTTGTCTCGCTGGATGCCGTGACTGCAACTGTTTTTTCAATAGACATGCCGTCATTAACCAGTATAATATCAGCCTGCTCAATCCCGAAGTGATTAAAAAAGCTGTCCCGGAATTGCTTCATTGTGACCGGATCATAAACTGTAACAGTCGTAGTTTTTCCATCTTTATCTTTCTGCTGCTCTTTATGGGATGGAAAGACAGTGTTATACCATGCTGCCACATCTGCATTTAAAATGTCATAAAGAGCATCATATGCGACAACATCACGGCACGTCCTGTCTGCCGTGGGCGTATCAGAATCAACCTTATATCGTCCGAACTGGAACGGGATATCTGCATGTCCACCAAGAGACATCCTTACTGTCATCCATCTGCCCTTCATTGGCAAAAATGTATTTGACACCGTGAATTTAATCATGGCGGCTTCGCATGATCCAAACGTCAATTCCTGTTCCGAACACAAACTTTCGGTCAATTCGAATTTTTCTTGGTGTAGCTCTGTATTTGTGATATTGATTTTTCCGTCATCAGATACGATGGATAATTGCTTATCGACCGTATCTTTTTTGAACAAGTCGCCATATTTATAATTAACCACCGTACACACCCCCTATGAAAGCAAGCCGAACTGAATTGTAATGAATTATTCCATCATATGTTCCGTATATCGTAGGCTGAAAATCTGCCATATAGCCGTACTGCGTCACATAATCGTCGTATTCCGGGATATACGCTGTGATATAGCATGCTCTCCCTGTCGCATTTGTGAACTGACTTCGAATATTGTTTAAAACCTCACTAAAAGTCTTATTTGTCAGCATTGCCCGTGTCTCAAACTCCACTTTTAAAGCCTTTAATTCCACGGCATTTCTATGCAGATAACCGTTGGCATCCGGATAATCATCTAAATCCTGCATATTAACATATGGACTATATGATTCCGCTTTCATAAAAGACATTGGCACTATGTAATTTCCAATCTTTAAAAGCCATCCGCTGTATGCCATACGATCACCTCCGCTTACTTTTCGTTTCTGAATCTATTGATATGGATGCCGTTATTGTCGCTTAAAAATAAGATTTCCGTTTTTCCGTCCGGCAGAATATCCGCAACAACGCAATTATTCGGATTTCCTATTGGTGTGCGACTTTCCGGGCACTTGCTCCAGTCTATTGGTTTATATTTTTTCATGGCTATTCTCCTGAAAATAGGTATAAAAATAGTACCTACCACCAATTTGATAGGTGCCACTTCTTTTTCTTGATCTATTTTGTAATTACTTCGATATTGGGCGATTTAATCACAATTTTCTCCGGTGTGTGAATTACTCCCGTGTTCCCATATGTAATCCTGATTTCTGATTTGTTCATAAAATTTCTCCTAAATTTCATACTCCGGGTATGTTACTTCCCAAGCATCCCTGTGATAAGTGTTAACCTCTCCATAATTCGCATCAAAAATCTTTTTTACGCCATATCCAAGTTCAATGCTCTTTTCTTTGAGTTTTCGCCAATTAAATGTTTTCCAGTCCACACCGTTCATTGCTGCAACACGCTTAATAGAATACCAGTCTTTGCTATAATCAAGTTCCTGTTGTAACTTTTCCTTTTCTTCTTCCTCTGCTATTCTAGCAATTCTTTCTTCTTTCAGCTCCGTCAATATCTTAATACCAAAGTCTGGATTGCTTAAAATATTATCAATTACCTTATCCGTAGCATACATACCATGTTTCCGGATGCTTGGAATGACTTCCATTGCGAGCCAGTTCTGGAACTTGTCCGCCGTTTTGTTGCTTGCTTTCATACCAAGGCGATAAAAAATCGGTTCTGGGATATAATCGTCTTTCCCAACAAGTTGGGAAAATCCAAACTCTATACAATATCCATTCATAGTCTCCCATCTTACATATGTTTTTCCGTTCTTTTCCTGTGTCCAGCCAAATCCTCTAGCTGTATCCTCTGCATTGATAGAAATACTTCCGTCCTCATTTAACATTGTTCGTGCTGAAAATCCAAGTTCTGGATTATTAAAAACTTCAATGTTATTTTCCTTAACTTTAGTTGCAAGAGCTGTATATGCCATACTTTCTATCTCCTAAATTTCCGAGCCTTACATTTCGCAAGGCTCAACCTTTAAATTCACGTGCGTTAGGAACATACCCTAACAGGAGTTACACGCTATATATTTAGTAAGATTGTAATTTCCCGTGACGAAATACTGGAATAGCCCCAAATTTTCTGGGCTAAGCGGACAGGTAAGTTATATCTGCAAATTGTTCTATTCTATTTTTGCAATCCCTATAAATATCCTTGTAGTGCATACCCATTGACATATCAATTCTAATAGTCTGCAAAATAATGCTTTCCACAAGGGTTAGATTATTGAGATCTGAAACTGTGATATTGTCGCGATTTCCACCAATTACTGATTTTGCCAACTTGGTATATGTCACATACAGTTTATCTGAATGCGTACTTCCTTGTTCTTTGGCATAGTCTACAAGAAGTTTAATCACATCAGTTTCTTTCAGCCGATTTTCTTTATTAGCAATTCTTGTTTCGCCCCATAGTTTCGATTGCTTTTCAAGAATAAATCTGCGCATTGCATAAAACTGTCGAACCAACTCTTTCTTAAACTTCACAACTATTTTTGAATTTCTCAAAAGAGTTATAACAAATGTTGCTTGTTCCTCATTCAAATAATAAACTCTTTCAGGCTGCCCCCTTTTCCCCGATTTTAAATCGGAGAAATCAATATTGCCAAAGTCTAAAATATCTTTCTCATATTTCCTGATAATAGCAACAACAGATTCATGTTGGTTATTTGTTCCATCTGCAATCACTTTGCTGTTTGTAAAAACATCGTTTCCTTTGAGTTCCACCAATTCATACATACTCTTTTCCACCTTTCTTTCGCTACTGTCATTTGACAGGCAGGTTTAAATTTCATTTTTTTATTTTTCTTATGCAGTTTGAAATAAATAAAAAGACCACCAAAGACTGAATTTCTTCAATCTCTGGCGGTCACGAATCCGCACCTATTCCTCATAGGCTTGCAGGACATCCTAAATTTCTTTAGGTCTTACCTGCGTGATTTTTAATTATTGAAATTATATATTTTCTATGTGTGTTTGTCAAACAGCTAATTTGCAAATTTTATCAGCAATTTTCACAAATTAAACAATTCTGGGCAAAAACGCTTGCTAGAATACTTATCCGATCTGTTAAAAATCAAGGAATACAAAAAAGACACCTCTTGAGGCGTCTTTTTCTAATTGGATTATTTTGTTTTCTTATTTTCCCCTGCTGCTTTAAGTACTCTCCATTCAGGATCGTTGCTAAAGTTTTTTCTTTCTGTAATTTTTGCTAATTCTTCTTTCAACTGTTCATTTTCTCTCTCTAATTTTTCTATTTTCTTTTCATGTTCTCTCTTTTCTTTAACAAGTATGTTTTTATCTTTTTCCAACTGATCTGCATAAATAAGTGCTTTTGATTCTCTGTCATATAATTCCAAGTTTTTATCAGTTGCCTGTTCTATTCTTTTATTTATTTCCCTGATTTCCCATTTGTGATTTTTTTTATCTTGCGTCATCTTAATTTTCAATTCTTCTATCGTTTGATGTGCTTTATTCAACTTCTTTTTGCACTCATTTAGTTCTGATTCAGACTCCCTATTCTCCATCGTAATTCTCCACATATTAAATCCAAATTTATATGAAAGTGTAGCCACAATCATTACATATAATTTTATTTATTTCATATGTTTGATCTTTTCTCAAAATCTTTTCCTTTTTATTTACTAAAGTAAACGGTTTAAATGGATTTAGATTTGCAGTGTATCTTGTCTTTGTTTTTCCTGGTACAAATTTCTGCTCCGTATAATGAGAACAATTTTCGCTCCCACATCTTGGACAGTAAACCTCTTTTTTTTCTCCGAATAAAGTATATTTATATATACCATTAAATCCCGTGTTTTGAGATCTTTCAACAGAATTTCTTAAGAATAATTTTCCAACACCTGTAATCTCTGGCTCTTTTGGGCGTTCCCACCCTCTATCATTTTCGTTTTCTTGTTCGTATGATTTATAAAATTCACTTTTCCCCGCAGACATTTCATTGTTTTCGTGTTGTTTCAACGGAAATCCGCAATTGATACACATTTCTGCTTTGTCTGAAATTTCTTTTCCACATTCAGGACATTTAATCAACGCCATGTGTTACCCTCCTGCCACTTGTAATAAAATGATTCTACCACAAGCGGCGGTATTTGTCACTAGAAACTATATGCTTCTCTGCCCGTTCTATTAAAATATTCTCTTGCGTATTTTCTAGCACTTCTTCCTATCTGGTCTTGTGTCACACCAAATTCTTTTTCGAGGATTCCTTGCAATAACTGATTTTGCTGTTTAAGTAACGCAATTTCCTGCTGTGACGTACTGTATACAGCATCACGAATACCTGTGATCTCCTGCCCCCCAGCAACTGCTGTCTTTCCTCCAACTGTTCCAAGGATTTCCGGTACGCCGTTTTCTCCTGCCATAAACATGCTGTACTGTTTTGGAAAACCTCCTGCGGCGAACGTTGGGATTTTTCCAAGGTTAATATTGCCAGCTTGAATTATTTCTTTTCCACCAATATTTACAGAATCCCATGAAAAAGACAGTTTTGAATTAAGCCACGTTGCAAAATTATTCCATACCTGCTTAATTCCTGCAACAGCATTATCAAATGCCTGCTTCAATCCGTCAGAAATGCCACTGAATGTCCAATTATCTTTTGTAAAATACGGTTCTACATGATTTGTCCACCAAGAACCAATTCCAGATGTACTCCACCAGTTACTAAATTCGCCCCATTTTTCAGAAAGACCTTTTTTCATTCCGTCTCCCTGCTCATCCCATCTTTTTTTTGTAAACCATGGCTTCACATGATTTTCCCACCAATTATATATTCCGGTATTCTGCCACCAATCGGAAAACTCATCCCATTTAGCAGACAATCCCTCTTTTATTCCATTCCCTACTTCCATCCACTTTTTCTTTGTGAACCACGGGAAAATGTTCTCCTGAATGTAAGTTAAAGCTTCATTCCACTTTTCTTCTATTTTACCTTTTATTTCTCCTATTTCTGTCTGTATTGAAAGCTTTTTTTCTCCCCAATATTCTTTTACATCTTCCCACCATGAAGAAACATCCTCTAAAGTTGTTGTTAATTTATTGCGAACGGGTAGTTCTACATTCAATCCCCACCATTCTTTGACATTGTCTTTGAACTCGGAAATCTTCTCCTGTAAATTTGGAAGGACGACATCTGCTCGTAAATCTACATCATCTAATCCGTTTATATTCTTCCATTCATCTATCCACGCCTTTAGATCAAAGCTGTCAGGTACATTTAATTTATTAGGCATATTATCATTGAACTCATTTAATGCTTTTTGGAAATCATCTAATGATTTGTAATCTTCCTTTTTAGGCAGATTTTTGACAAATTCATCAACATTCATTCCATTTCCAATGCCTAATTTGTCCATCACAGTATCATGGCTCAAAACTCCACCGCCATATGCATTAATCCATTCAAACGGATTAAGAAGTTGTTTAAAACTTTCCTGAAGATATTGCAGAAAACCGCCTTTTTCATACGCTTTTTCTAAATTATTAGCATCTTTTTTTATGCTATCTTTTCCAACCGTAAAAGATAACGTTGCCACTACTACAGCAAGTGAAATAGGAATTGCATAAGAGAGCAATGATTTTACCGCCGTTGAACCAAAAGCGGCTGTGAATTTCGCTCCTATTAATTTTCCAATAGTCTCCTTGAGAAGTTTCCCTGTTAACAGTTTGCCTGCAAGTTTCAGAGCAAATGCTCCAAGAAGAATTTCAACTGTCTCAATATCAATGTTTGAAAGAAAATCTTTTACGCCTTTCCAAACATCAGACCACTTGATATTTTCTATCATGGTCTTAATCGTCTTGTAAACTCCCTGTACCCAAACATTTATATCTTCTGCAAGTGCCTTAAAATCAAATGTCTGGAAGAATTTATTTATTCCCTCTGCCAGTGATTTTCCAAGGTTTGACCAGTCAAATGTCTGGCCAAAGGAAAGTGTGGCATAAATCGCCGTATTCAGTGCCCCGGCAATCGTTTTTCCTACATTTCCAAACAGTCTCGGATTGATAAGACCATTAAGGAAATCTGCCAAGCCTTTGCCGAAATTTCTTGCCTTGGAATAAATCTTATCCCAGTTGATAGACTCCATAGCTTTTGATAAGGCATCACTGATGTATTTTCCAAGTTGTTTCAGATTTTTAATATCACTTTCGTAATTTTTGAAAATGGTATCAGTCTTGACGAGTTTACCGCCACTGGCACCGCCTGATGCGCCACCGCCGCCGGAACCGCCCGAACCTTTTTTGCCAGAACCATCATTTGTGGTAATCAGTTTCAATTCATCAAACTGACGGACACCCTTATTCATCTTGTCAATGTTCTTTGCCGCCTGTCCGGTACTGTCCGCAACATCATCTGCGCTTTCTGCCGCATCTGAAAAACTATCCGCAAGACCTGCACCGGAATCCTCATATTTCCATCCGAAGATTGCGCCTAAAGCGTTTGTAACCTTTGTAACAAAGCTGATAACAACCAGTAAAACGGAATTGAGTGCTTTTACGAATGGTTTGAAAGCATTGATTAATGCCCCACCAATAACACTGCCAAGCTGTTCGAACGACTGTTTTAAAATTCTGATCTGGTTCGCCCACGAATCAGCAGTACGCGCAAAGTCTCCCTGTGCTGTCTGCGTATTGGCAAGGACGTACTGATACCGGAGCATTGTCTTTTCAGCCTGTGACATAGACTCGATATCAGAATCTAATCCCTGTTTCATCGCCCACTCTTTAAGGGTTGCCTGTGTAAGATCAAGACCGTAATCTCTTAATGGACGTGTCTGTCCGGTAAATATTGCAGCTAAATCCTGCGACACAACATCCTGATCTATGTTATACAGAGATGCCATATCAGCAGTTAATTTTGTTAAATTCAAAGACACATCAGCCATGGAATCAGACAAACCAATATAGCCATCTGTCTGCTTATTCAAAAACTCATTAGCTTTCTTTATCAAACTACTGTCAATTCCCATGGCTGTTCCCATTGCTTGGAATCGGCTTGCCGTCTGTTTCAATGTCAGTTCTGACATACCGAACTGACGTATAGAGTCCTGTGCAAAGTCATTGACTTTTTTTGACATGTCACCAAAAGTAACATCAACAACGTTCTGAACCTCTGTTAATGCGGATGATATGTCGATTGCATTTTTTATTCCTCTTATCGCTCCGTACAGACCAAGATAAATCCCCATAGAGGACAAAATCTGTCTTGTGAATGACTTGAGTCCGATCAATGCTTTTCCTGTGGATGTCTTAAATCCAAGGAAAGAACCGGAAAGATTACTGATGCTGTTATTTAATCCAGTAATCGCACCGCCAGATCTGTTTGAAAGATTTCCAAGTGCCTGTGTCATTTGTAAAATATTTGCGCTTACATTTGGTGCTTTTGAGAGTGTCTCAAACAGATATTTAAGGTTGTCAGCAAGCAAAGGTATATTTGTTACTGCACGTCCGCTTGCAACGCTTCCAAGCCTTGATATGGCTGTTACAAGGTTGCTCATATTGGTCATATCAAAATTCAATGCACCTATCTTGTTCATCTGGCGTACAAAGTTTTGTAACTGCGCAGATAAAGCCGGCAGATTCTTTGTCGCCTGTGTAGATGCCTTGCCACCAATTTTTGACAGTGCCGACACCATGCTTGTGAGTCCGCTTGTATCAACAGCTTTAACACTTGCTATTCCAGATGCAAGATCTCTCACAGCAGAAGATATTCCGTGGATAGAATTTGCATCAACACCAGAAAATTTATTGAGTGCCCGCACCATTGATGTGATTTCCGAAGATTTACCACCTTTGAATCCGGTAGCCGCATCGGAAATGCTTCTGATTCCGCTTGCAATATTTGAAAGTTTTGCAGTGTCAAACGATATGCTTTCCCGGAGCCTATTCATGCTGTTTACAAGGCTTTCTATGGAATTACTTGCTTTTGCAGAGTCAGCTTTGATTTTTATTTGTAATTCATCAATGTCTGCCATATATGCACCAACTTTCTATGCAAAATAAAAAGACGGTAGGCTGTGACACCTTACCGTCCTTGATCTACTCTTTTAATTTTTCTCTTGTAACCGGTCCGCATTTCTTATCTACTGTAATTCCGACTTTTTTCTGGAATGTTCCAATACCGGTCGCCGTATCATTTCCAAGAATACCGTCCACATTACTGTTTCCCTTTTTATCTTTTTCATCCAGGCATCCGTGATAAATAAGCTCCGTCTGAAGCCATCTCACATCATCCCCTCTCATGCAAGGGAATTTTTTCTTTAAAATCCTTGCAGGTTCCGGGTATGGGTTTAAATGATCTTTTACATTTTTTCTAGGGTTTCCGCTTGTCACAATCGCTGTATGACCTTTTGTTTTTGTGACAAGAACATCTCCATTGTAAAGAACCATTCCTGCCGCATAACCTCCAATGTCATCAAACATGCCACTAGAAAGAAGTACAGATTTTTCATTTGCTGTGGTGAAATTTCCAACATCTTTTCCAGTTGCATGAATAATGCATGCACGTACCGTTGTGCCGCAATCTGCTTCTGTTTTTACTTTTGAATTAATACCATATTTGACAATTCCAAGCCGGTGTCCCTGACAGTAGCCAATATTATCATTATTGCACGCTGTAATCATTGATTCTGCCAGTTTATCCGCCATATCTTTTGTTTTTGGTCTTAACACATACCATCCTTTTTTATGAACATAAAAGTTTTGCATACTTACTTCTGTTCCGGTCTGATCTCCCGGTCTCCCACCGGTCAATTTTCCATTTTCATCATGTCTTGCAGATCCAATTCTCATATTTATACCTCCAAGTTCTTTTCTGGTTTTGGGTGGCTCAACTCATAGTTTGACTGCATGACTTTAAGTTTTGCCACAAATAGCTCTCTCTGTTTCTTTATTTCTTCTTCCGTCATTTCTGAATCATCTTTCCCTTGTTGCTCATTGATTGGTTTTTTAATATACTTTGATTTTGCTTTTCGTCCGGCAAGGCAATGTTCTACTGCCACCGATACCGCAGACAATCCGTATGTTCCAAACCACATCCACATCTCATTGTCTCTTTGCTTTTTATCTAAGTTGTAAGCATCCGCATAAGGCTGTAAATCAGCCGGGCAGGACGTGTCTATGTCACGCACGGTAAATCCATACCCTTTTGTAACTAAAAGCCAGAATGGGCGGATTTCCGCACAATATGTTCCCCATGTAAGTTCTCTCTGTTCTTCTACTTTTTCCTCGGAGTTTTCTTCTCCGCTTCTTTCTGATCTGCTTTGAGCAGTTTTGATAAAAAACCGTTTTCAAGCAGCTCCGCTAAAAGTGCATTGTAAAGTACCTGAACATCTGCATCTTCTCCGTCAAAGTAATCATCCAGCATGGCATATACTTTTCCAAGCTGCTGTTCCTTTTCTCCCTCATTGTCCGGATTGTATCCAAGTTCCTCTTTGTGAAACTTCTGCGCGCCTACAAGGATTAACTCTGGAAGAAATAAAAGGATTTCGTCAACCGCTTCGATATCTTCCATCTGGTCTAATTTTGCTACTTTCTTGATAATTCCGCTTTTCACGGTTGCTTCATATCCAAACTTGATCTGTAATTCTTTCTCGCCAAATTTTAATTTTGTCATTTTCTTTCCCTTTCTCCCTCTCATATAGGGAAAGGGCAGTCCGAAGACCGCCCTGTTCTTTTAAATTGTTTCTTCAAGCTCTGGCTCGGTTGTCTGGTTATCGTCAGCCGATCCAACCGAACTATTCGACTGACGTGTTATTCCCCCGGTGTAAAAGCTACAGCGGTGTCCATGCCCTTGTATTCTTCAATGGTAAGATTCATTTCAACCGTCAAAAGTTCGTTCTGACCAATCTCCGGCTGTGGAATCTGCTCTGGCGGCTGAGCCACAACAAAAAACGCGTCGGTAAATCCCGGGATAATAGTTTCAAACCACATTCTTTTCCCGCCGGAAAGCGCCTTATACGCCGTGATAAGTGCTTCCCACTCTTCCTTTGTGGCATCCGTAAGGTTTACCGTGATAGGGAAAGAGCCACCGGTATCTGCGCGACCCTTTACATATCTGGTAATAGCATCTTCTAATGCAGATGCGTCAATCTGTTCCGGCTCAATGTTGATACCGCCGATTGCGTTAATTCTTGTAAGCTGTTTAAACGATGTAGGCTTTGTTCCGGCTGTGGTTTCTGTTCCATAGCCAAACGTAATGCCTAACGTAGACAATCCTGCTTCTGCCATTTTTACCTCTCTTTCTACCGCCAAATAATGCGGTTATCGGGCGCATCTTTTTGCACCCGGTGCATAAAAAATAGAGCCTTTCGGCTCTTTTACATCAATCTGTCGTTGGCTCCGATTATCCGCCGGAACCTTGCAACGCTTCTAAATTTTTTCTCACTGTCATTTTTAAACTCCGGCATTGCTGTGATTTGAAATCGCATCTGTTTAAAGGCATCAGCTAAAATAGCCATAATCCCTTTTGCATCGCTCTGCTTTGTGTTTGTAATGACGTCAACCTGTATTGTTTCCTGCACCGCATTTACGGATGTGCCCTCTAAATCTGCCCCACGTTCAAGCCCCGGCATCTCGTGAATGTAAATGGTCGGGAAAACAGGGTCTTTATCAAGGTTCTTTTCAACCGTTGTAAATGCAGTGTCAAAATTCATGCTTTTGTATTTTTTCTTGAGTTTTGGTTTGGCTATCGTTGCAACATTGGAGAAAATGTTTATTTCAAGGTCAAATACCCACTGGTTTCCTGCCATTATCCAAACACCTCCTTCGCTGTCTGTGTAACAATCTGCCGCAACTCATTTGCGGTCAGATACATGAATGGTCGGCTTGGCATTCCCTCTGTAAACCACCAATCGCCATTGTCGTCCTGATAAAACCATCCATATCTTCCATCTGAAATCTGATGGATAGTTTTTCCACTTGCATACTGCCACGAAACGCCATCCGGCAGTTTCCCTGGATAAGGATTTTGCTGTCCTACGGTTCCTGTTCCAAATTCAACAAACATTGCATGGTCCGTCCCGGCAACTACCGCCCATATCCCGCCTCCTTTGGTACTTCCCTTGTATTCTGAATGAATACTGGAAATCAATTCTGATGTGAATATTGCGTCAAGGTCAGCAATTTGTACTCTGGCAATCTCTACGCCCTTTTCCGCGAGTTTTTCTGCCAATAGCTGGCATTTATATGTCAAGCTGTTTTTATAGGCTCTAAGCTCTCGTATGGCGTTCTGAATAGACTTTTCAGACAGGCTCATTGTGATTACTTTCTTCCCCATGCCACACCTACTTCACATTTTTTTGTAACAAGAACAAATCAACCGTCAATCCCTCGTCTGCGACACCTTTTACGATGTAATCAGCCGAATTTTCGTCAACGATTGTATTCTCTTCATCTTTGTACTTTACGTCTGATCGTTTCCATACCAAAGATCCGACGCTCAATGGAAGCTTTCCTTTGTCTTCTACGATCTGAACAAAATTTGTAGAGTTATCTACGCCAAATTCTTTTATAAGTGCTTCGCTCAACTTATTGCTGATCGAAGAATAAAAAACCACAGGCTTTTCATAACCTGTGGTATACTCTCCGGTTGTCTTCGGTATCTTGTTCCCGTCATCATCAAGGTAATAAATTACATTACCATCAGAATCCGTGTACGAAGAATATTCGATGTTACCATCATCATCCGTCACATATACCGGCACCTTGCCGCTTTGCTGCGAATAACTCATTTTTTGCTTATTGATCTCAAGCATTTCACTTCACATCCTTGCCGAACCGTTTCCACAGCTCAGAAAGCTTTTCCCATCCATACATTGCGACAAACGCAACAATAAATCCTGCAATAATAGCTGCCAAGATCATATACCATAAAATTGATGTCTGGATGTACTGCATGTATGCCACAAACGCAGCGACCGTGATTCCGATAGAAAGAACAAATACCAAAATGTCCGTTGGAATCTTAGAAAATACGCCTACACCTTTGATTACCTGTGTTACCACAGACACAACAAATGCCAGCGCACCAATGATTGCCAGAATAATTGTCATGTTAGCAATTACCGACTGTATAATATCCATGATTAAACCTCCTTTTCATCATTAAGACGGGTTTCTATTCCGTCAATTCTGTGATGAGCCGATTTCACACTTTCCTCCACCTTTATGATCCTGTTGTCATGAGAATTGATTTCTTTTCGCATCTCTGAAACTTCATTTTTGATCTCGGTCGTGTTGTTTGAAATGGCATCCAACTTCATGTTAATGCGTGTGTTCTCCCTCACGCGTTCTTCAAGATCCGTGTTGTCTGTCCTTTTGTTGCTCTTCAAGCCCATAAAGACGGAAAAACCAAGCGACAGCACGCTTATAATGATTGCTGTTGATATTTCAATCGTCAAATCATATACCGCCTTTCATTTTTATGGCACACCGCCCACCACCGCTCAATGTGTGCCGCCTGCTACGTTTTGCCGACGTCGGCAAAACGTAACGCACAATCTTCTAACCAGATGGAATCCCATACGGTTATAATGCTTTTACAAACGGAAATACTCCAACAAACAAGCTTTCCCTGTCTTTCCAGCTGCGGCTTACGCCGTTTTCTGAATAACTTGCCATATAGGCTTCTCCTGCCTGTGAATGGTCGTACAAGGCTAAATTGACGATTACATCCTCAAACTGTTTCAAGTCTTCGGATATTTTTTCATCCGTGTAGCTTTCCGGGTAATTCCGCTTGCTTACCACTTCATTTCTTGCCTGCTTGATAAGCTGTTCGATGTAAGGATTATCTTCTTTCTGGTCGAACACGACAACATCAGAAGTAACACCATCTTCATCCGTAACGGTTTCAATATGAAATTGTTTCAGTCTGATTTTGACTTGTTCTAATGTGGCGTATTCTGCCATAGCTAAAACCCTTTCTAAAGCTCTACATTTTCCATTACTGCTCTTGCTTCAAGAACTGCAATATAATCTGTCATTGCTTTAATCTGCATATTATATGTACTTCTAGGGCAAGTTGGAGTAAAGGTAAGTTTATCGTTATCCCACTTATCAAGCATATTTTTTAGTTTCTTATAGCGAATAACTACTTGCTGATACTCTGCTTTAAATCTTTCTTTGTAGTCCGTGCTGTTCATCATTTCCACGGTGTCTTTTAATTCCATAACTATCTCCTATAATCCTAATTTCTCAATTAACAGCTTCTTTAATTCTGCTCCTGTAAGTTCTTCTGCGTTGTCTATACCTTGTTCTGTGGCAAATGCCTGTAAATCAGCAGTGCTCATTCTGTTAATCTCTGTCTTGGTGTACCCGCCGGAAGATTTTTCTCCCGGAACAATGTCCGGGATTTCATCTCCTGCCTTGTACCATCTTCCATTGCGCTTTACCGTGTATTCAGCAATCATACCGCACCTCCTACGCAACTTTCATGACAACAACGCTGTCCATGCCCTCAAAAGTAGGCAATCCGATCATTGACACAACGCAATGAGTGTTGATCGGATGATTTGTTGCGTATGTATACACCGAAATACCGGTTTCTACAATAGAAAGGTTTCCGTCTGTTAAACTTCCGCTTCTCTCTTCCGGTGTCTTTCCAAAGACATAATCTCCAAGGTACACGCCGGATGCCTGCGCTGAAATAACTCCTGTAGGAATAAAATATTTGGTGGCACCGTCTGCCGGGTCGATGTAAAGTTTGTCGTAAACTTCAATCTCGATGCCGTATCCTCTAAGATACTCTGTAACCTGCCCCTGCTGTAAACGAATACCTCCATTGTAAGCAGTAATTCCAAGCACCTGTTTCTTTGTGTCTTCTGCCTTAAGAACCATCTCCCACGTTTCTGTATTCATGCTAAAACGTGCAAGGGAATATCCGGTTTTCTTTGCAAACTCACGTTTAATCTCGATAAGGTCATCAAGTGGCGTTGCTGTTTCGGATGCAGACCATTTATCGGTATCGCTTCCAGAAATATCTTTGTAATGGTCTCTCTTGTGCGATACTCCATTATCGGAAGTATAATCAACATAGTAGCTCTTGCCACCAATTGTTACCTGTACTCTTGGAATACCATCAGATGGTGCTAATAACTGCCAAATCTGGCGTTCCGGCACTACTCTTGCGCCCTCAATCAGCATCATCGGTTTTTTGCTGATTTCTCTAAGCACCTGGTTTGCCATGTTGGAATTTTCTGCCGACTGGTAATTTGCATACTCCTGCTCTTTACGCTCTGTTACCATGTAAGATTCACGGTAGAACGGCATCTCGTTCTGAATATCCGAAAATCCACCGACATCTCTTAACTCTGCCTGCGCATCAAAATTGGATGCCTTTAATGATACCGGAAGACCGTTTTTCCCTTTGATAAATCTAAGTTCAAGGCTGTCCTGTTTTCTGGTTCCAAATTTCTGTCTACCTAAGTAAGGCGCAGAACCAAGCGTTTTTTCATAATTATTCCACATAACCCCAAGACTTCTTGCGGTAAATGCTTCTGCTAATGGTAATGCCATTCTCTAATACCTCCATTTTTTAATCAAAAAAAGTAACACGCGGTGTTGCTGCTTTTGCAGTTGCTTCCACGGTCACTCCGTTCGCTGTTACCTTTGCGCTGTCAATAGAACCCTGATATACATAAGTTCCAGGCGCATCTCCCATTGTTACGTCAACATCTTCCAGAAGATACCCTTTGCAAGATTCGTCATTGCTTGGGAACGGTGTCCCTGCCTTTGCAATCTTCTTTCCGTTTGCATCGGCACTTGACACCATTGTCTGCGGAACGATACACGCCGCACCCTCATAAGGAAAGAATTTTAAAATTCCTTTACTCTGTGTAAAGTCTCTTTCAATCGGTTTTCCCATAATTTACCTCCTATAAAACATAATGGTCTTTGGCTTCTGCACTTTCTGCAGGTTTGCCAAAACTGATTTTTTCTGCGTTCTCTACGTCCGCAGTTTTTTTATTTTCTCCACCTGCAGTACCGCCGCCCGGATTTTCAGAATTATTTGCAATCTCCTGTTCCTTTGCCTGCGCTGCCGCGGTTTCCTTTTCGGCTGTAATCTTTCCAAGAGCGTCATAATCAAGGCTTCCATCATCTTTGACGACCGATTTTGCCTGCTCCGCATTGATTTTTAACTTTTCCATCAATGCTTCGCGCTGATCTCTGATGGCGTTTTTTTTCTGCATATCTGCGATCTGCTGATTTGCTGTCTCTAACGCCTTGTTTGCTTTTTCAAGTTCCGTGAGGTTTCCTGCTTCCATTTCATCCAGCTTTTTCTGCAACTCATCTGCGCTGTCTGCCTTTGCCTTAAGCTCTGCTGCTTTTGCCTGTTCTCTCTGTACGGCACTGCCGTAATCAGCAATGATTTTCTCAACATTTTCCTCACTGATACCCATTGCAATTAACTCTTCTCTTTTCATTGATTACCTCCGATATGTCTTTACGAATTTTTGCGGTGCAACGACACCGAATGACACTGTTGATTTTTTCGCTCACAACTTTGCGAATTTTTATAAAATAAAAACAGCCACCGATTACTCGGTAGCTGTCTTATTTTGCTGTTTATTTAATTGGTTTACAATTTCCTGTGCTTTTTGTTCCTGCTCTTCTGCATCATCAATGGTTTTCCACAACGCATCTATATATGGCTTAGACAAGAGGAATGTCTATTCAGCATCTCCCCAAAGCCACACCGTTTTAATGGCAATAAGAGGATGTATGCCGCACTCTAAAAGCTGATATAGTGTTTGCGACTTTGTATACATATTGTCTTGCGGGCTATGATTGATTTGCACATCAAAATCCCTCATTGACAATTTCAAATCCTTGTCCTTAACGCGTATTACATTTAAGACAACTTTTGCAAGTCTCTTCTCTGCCGATTTCACAATTGGGTCTTTTAATTTTGCTCTTGTCTTTGAAAAATCCCATCCAGCCCTTAATGATACTGCTCCTTGTGTATCTCCTCCAGAGTTTTGGGACTCTCTGTTTGGTATTGCTAATATTGCCAAGGCATTGTCCCACAAATCATCTTTTGCCACCTGACACTGGCTCTGATTTAGTTCCTGCGTCATAATCTCAACATCGGCTTTGTTATCCTTGTTATTGGACTTTACCGTCAAAGCATGGCTCATTTTCATCTCTTCAAACGTTTTTGGGTCGATTTCACAGTTCACAAACTTAACCCAGTACTGAACAAACTGCTCAATTCCATCCATTCTGTTTGACTGCATATTGTTTATGGCATCCAAAATACCTATGACAAGCTCAATATCAGAAATTCTCTCATGATTATTTGGAAACTCAACAATAGGTATACTTCCAAATGCGTGCAATTTCCATTCAGAAACTACTCCATTTTGAATTTTGCATGAATAATTGTCTGTATAGCACAGTTTGTACCATCTTCCATCTTCGTCTTTAAGCTCCTGCACCGCAACCACCGGTTCTTCCGTGCTCCGATTATAAATAACACACGTATTCATTGGAGTAGGCGCAACAATTTGAAATGGTATTTCTCCATTTGCAAATCTTACCGCCTTAAAAGATGTTCCGGTTGCTGACTGCCATTCACCAGCTTTAATGTCCTTTTCCTGCTTATTTGCATCTACAAGATAGTCATTCAGCGCATCTACTGCCTTATTGATTACATCGTCATCTTTTCGACTGATAAACTGAATTGGCTCACCGTATGTCTGACCTACCTTGAACTGAACAATCTCATACGCATGATTTTCTACTATTTTGTTTGTAATATCAGCATTTTGTACCTTTAATCGGTATAAAATCGGCTGATCTCCTTTGTAATACCGCCATAGGTATTCTATGATGGTTTTGTTGTAATAATAATTACCTATGCAGTCTCCAACCACCTTGACAATATTGTCTGCTGTGATGGTTTCAACATCAGTATATAAAATTTTTCGCCCATAACAGCCTTTAACAAGATCTTGGAGAGATTTATTATTCATAATTGGCTCCTAAATAAACGTCATCCCACTGGATGTTGACCGGATTGGAAGAGATTTTAATTCCGTCTTCCCATTCTCCGGATAAAAAACAACTTTCTTGTGGCATTTTCTACATTCCACAGAAATGTTCATTGTTGAACGCCCATCGTGCGTGGCGACTTTTCTTCCGCACTGCGGACAATATATTGTTTTTGGTATATATACCATAAGGTCCTCTTTTCTTTGCAAAAGAAAAAGCACCGGAGATTTTTCTTCGATGCTTTTTCAAGTTGGGGAGGGTAAATTGTTCAACTATTTGTTGAATTCTTCGATTATAACTATATCATTTTTTCAATATGACATTCTATGACATTTTCAAGTATGTCGCCCCATACTTCTCCTCAAATCTTTTTAATGCAATTCCATGAAGCCTTATTGTCTGCCTCCAGGAGTAATTCATTTCAGTTGCAATAACCTCAAATGTCTTTTTTTCTATGTACTTTGAAAACAACACATTATAGACATTCTCATCTTCCATACTGTCTATCTGGCTGATGATCTTATCTCTTTTGATAATATAATCATCAACCATCGCGTCTATGTTTCTTTCAATTTCATCAATTTTTGCCTGTTTTGTTCCTATCTTGTCAAAATTTGGCGTTGTCATAACTCTTTCTTCGTTTGACACAGCAGATATGCTGCATGCCAGCTCTTTAAGTTGTGCAAGCTCTATTAGCTTATTATTTATCATCCGGTTAAGACGGCTTATCTGTCCTAAATATTCTTTGGTTGTCATATCAATACCTCCGTCCGAAAGAAAATGGGTTTTGAGTTGCTTCTACTCTTGCCATTCTTTTATTTCCGTAAATCATGTCACATAATTGTGCCGTAGAGTCTATCCCGTCATCATGCTTCATTTTCCCTTCAAAAGTAGCAGACAAAATATTTTGAAAATACTTTCTGTACTCTTTTGTTTGATATTTCATGTCCACAAAATGAAGTTTTCGTATGTCTGGAGCATGATTTTTGATTCTATCCATTTTTGCAGTCTGATTGTCTGCCGGATCATGACTTGTGTTAATAGGGTATCCGTCTTTTTCCCATATTTTTTCACAGTCTGTGCGGTATGCTGATGTTGTCTTTGTTTCCTCAAAATGGACTTCTGCTGTCTTATTATTAAATTTATCTAAATGTCTTTCCATTCGTGAAGTAACTTCCGGTATGGTAATTTCCTTATCACCGTCATTGTAGACAACATCAGTAATATAATGTTCTCCGTCAATCTCATAGCAGATAGGCATTGATACAAAATCACCGCCACCATAAGCAGGGTCATTAGCTGCAAATATCCTATCAGGTCTTATTCCTTCAAGTTCTGCCGGATTAAAGAAATTCATAATATCGACATTGAACATCTGACCCTTTCTTTCAATAGGCTCCTGTTGATACTGTGCAAACCATGATGCCATATCGTCATTGTTTTCAAAAGATGCCATACGTCTTTTGTAATCAAGAGTTGTATATCCCAAATGATACGGATAATCAAAATTGCTTTCTCCGTTTTCATTTAGGGCAGGAATAATAACCTCTCTGTGCCGTATGCCTTTGTATTCAGGATCATTTTGTAATAGGTCTAAACGTCTACCTTGAACGTCCTTTTTCGCCCAACGTGTTCCTATCCCCAACAATTTAGCCTTTCCAGGCTTAATTCTCGGCATAAAGTTGTTGTCGAATTTTCCCCATACAGTATTTTGCCTGTCTTCACTCAATGCTTCATCAATACCGCTGAATAAGTCATCATAAACTCCAAGCCCGTCACAGTCACAAGCACCATTCAATGTTCCGTAAATGCTTCGCATTGTAAATGTTGGGTATGTTTTTTTACGTATAAGGTCTACTGTCAAATCTTTTCCGTCAGTAACCAACTTTTTCTCTACTATATTTGAATATATTTCAGCATACGTGTATGTCGGGTCCGTAATCATTTCTATGATACCGTCATAGTAACCACCAGTAATTTTGTCTGAATATGCCGAATACAGATTAGATCGCTCTGGCCTGTTAGAACCAAACCACAGATTTCCCATTTTGACTATTTGTGTCTTGCCGATTCGTCCAGGGCAAAATACCATTCCTTCGTCCAGCACATCATCGTACAGATCTTGAATAAGCTGTGCTACCTGCCGTAATGGATTTATTCTCGGCTGATAAAATCTCTCTTCTACCGGTCTATTCTTTTCCATGTATAGCATGAAACTTTCAAATCGGTAATGTGCTTCAATCAGAAGAATTTTGTAATAGTCATCAACAAGGGTGTATTTTTCTTCATGTTGTTGGCTGTATTTTTCAAGGTCAAGTATTCTACCGCCTGTCCTACCCATGCAAAAACGCTCTACAATGCCCTTAGAACGGCTTGTAAGTTGTAATCCATACTGAATATCCTTTTCTGTATTTATTGCCACTCCTGCCGCTTCTATGTACGCGTCAATGACCTGTTCATCTATTCCATGTGTATTTATGTAATTTTCATATCCATTTACTGTGGAAATTAGGCTTGAACTTGCCAAAAGAAAAGCACCTCCGCAAAAAAGCAGAAGTGCTTTAAGACCTCTGCCAATAAATTTTGTTGGTCAGCGACTAACTCCGTTTGTTAGCCGGTATAATTTTGCCAGGCTGCCGTCGCAATCTGCAGCATCTCTTTTAGCCAATTCGGCGCATGGGTGCAACGCATTTTCCCACCTCTGGCATATTTTTTTATTCAGGAAAATCGCAATTACATTTTTTGTAGTTTTTCCAATACACTTTAAATCTTTTTTTTACATACTGGTCCACATTTTTTCTTAGACTCATATCGTCCCCATACCGTTCATTCAGCATAATTGCCACTTTATTCTTTTCTACAGCATATATACCGCGATCAACTGCTTTGCTTGCTGTTTTGAGAACGCCTTTATACTGTTTGCTGTTCATCTCGTATGTGCTGTTGTTGATATTAACAATCATGTTTCATACACTCCTTCTCTTCCTTATGAGTTTGCATCAACATTTTTTAGATATTCAATGAAACTCATTTCAGCCCCCCCCGCATGTTAAACCTTCAATAGGATTTTTGTGATAGTTTTCACGAAAATACCTCAATGCCTGTTCTTTTTCTTTTTCTGAATAAGAGTCCCATTTTGATATCCCAGATTTGTTTTTGAAAAATTCGCAATCGTGTTCTTTATAAGCAAATCCTACTGGAGGAATATACTTTTCTGGATGGTTACAAAATTCTATCGTTTTTTTCAAAAATTCATTCCATTCAATTCCAAAATAAGCACATTCATAGCATGTCATTCTTCCACCAACTTTCTACCACACATCGGGCAAAATTCAATTTCCATTGCTATCGCTACGTTCATTCCATTGCTACAACATTTAGCATACTGTGGACATTTATCAATATGGCATTGAATAACATTTATATAGCCCAATTTTTTGATTTTAAATTCTCCATATGCAGTTTTATATGATTCTTTCCCATTGCAAAAATCACACATTTCAATTACTTCCTAATAAACCTATGTTCACAATCTTCCAAAGTTGTTACCTCTATTATTTCCGGTTTATTTTCCGTCACACATCAACGCTCGATTTTTTTCAAGCAAACGCCGCACACATGATTTGAACCTGCAAGCCTTTTACAGCCAACGGTTTTCAAGACCGCCCCCTCACCACCCGGACATACGGCAAATATAGCAGTGTGGTAGAACTGCTATATTCAAAATTGCTTTTGCCACCACTTTGTACAATTTCACACGGACTTTCTACCGCTTACGACAAGGTTCACCCCTGTCGTAAGTTAGCGCAGTGTGTAGGACCCGAACCTACAAGGCGAATAAACGCCCGGCGGCTTAGCAAGCCGTTCCAATACCATTGTGGGAACACTGCATCTTGATGGTGCGATTTCTTAAACAACCCATCAATTACAACTGTCTACCACGCACCTGCCAAACAGTGTTTTTAGGGAGTTGAGTGAAATGGGGAAGAGAGGAATTGAACCTCCAGTGTTTACCACTTGGGAACTGATTTACAGTCAGCCGCAACACCGCCAATCGTTGCCGCTTCCCCAAAATGCGCGGACACCTCACTCCATATCTCTGTACGCGGCCGCGCTACGCATACAGTATCAAATCAGCTCGGCACCATCGGAACGGAAGGATTCGAACCTTCAATCCGGCTCTCATTGTTGTTTTCCGTGTACACGCCACTTTTACCAATTAAGATACGTTCCGAAACCGCCACAAGACGGTTAGCAATAATGTTTTTCGTGCCATGCGTTGCACTATCTGGTTTACAGCCTTTCACCAGAAACTCACTTTTTGACAGCTCAGGCACCGTGGGATAGATGCCCGAACTACCAATAGGCTGCTGCATGGATCGCTCTTCAACGAAATAACAAGTAGGATTCCCACTTAACCATACAGGCTTACACAGCCGCGCTTCGCGGCAAATACCACCGGACGGTCTCGCACCGCCCTTAACAGAATCGTCCTAGTGGCGAAAGGATGTGTCATGAAAAACACCAAGAAGGAGAATTTACGGAATGGATCGTTAAACCCATTCCTCCATCGGAACGGCAGGAATCGGACCTGCGACTATCAATTCATTAGAGCATGGAAGAATGAAAAGATTGCTCTTTCCTCTGAGCTACGTTCCGTCACAGCGCGCATAGCGCGCCGCTTATGATAGTATTTTTGATCTTTTTATTTTGCCGACGTCCACTAACACCGAATAATTGCTTGCGCCGAGTTTTTTCTTGCAAAAACCGAATGCCAGTGGACTTAAGCTATACTGGATGCTCCGACTTCTCAGACTGGTGCTCAGCGTCACTATCCAGATCGAGCAAATCTCCGGTGATGTCCGGTCCTTTTGATTTTGTTATATGTATTCTTTCCTCTGCACAAATGATAGGCAGCTGAAAGCAAATACCAAATATTGGACTATAAAACATTCTGTTACCTCCACATCAGAAACATGTTCAGCAACAGCAACATCACAAGTACCCATAATGCAATTGCTGTTTCTTTGTCTTTGGATTCTCTGCCAGATACAAATAGTATCAGCATAAAAATAATATCCAGCGTCGATATAATCGTTTTAATAATTACCATGGTTGTTTTCCTCTCACAAGTTTCTTTAGCAGGATTCGAACCTGCGAATACTGGAATCAAAATCCAGTGCCTTACCGCTTGGCGATAGCGCTATATTAACACTACTTTTCCGGCATGTAATAGACCATGTTATCAAATACAGTTATTCCCATACAAGGATCATTCATCTCAACGCATCTGATCGATATGTTTTTAGATACTGCAAACATTTCGGCCACCTGTTGTTTATCCATGTTTGTGCTAATAACTTGAAAAGCCGAAAATGCCTTGTGCATATCAGAGAATACTTCTTTTTCTCTACCTAAATTTGCATACGTCCCAATGGTAAACGTTTTTCCATCAACCATAGCAGTTATCATTCCATGATTTGCTGTGAATACCGCTCGGTCAAAATCAAGCGAAACGTCTTTGCTTTGTGATACTACTCTCATACTTTTCCATCCAATCTCTTTTTGTTTTTGAGGATATTTAAAGGACTTAGTAGTGCTGATTTTCTCAACCTATCAAACCCCCTCCCCCTCCATGCAGAATCATGCTTTGAACATTTATAAATTGTTTGAATTGTTCGTACAATTCTCTGTTTGTGTTCTAACTATTCGTTAAACCTAAGTTTCTTAAACTGTTTAAACGAAAGCATGCGGCTCAAGGTGCTTAAATACTGGTGTTTGAATTGTTTGAATTGTCTATCACGATTTCACCATTATCCGGGCTTGAATTGTCGAAGTTGTCCGGCAATCTCGCACAATTCCCGTTCCCCAGTTTTGGGAGCTCCGAAGCTGTCAACGCTCTTGCTCTGGCTCCCTGGTCTCTTACGCCCGGCATATTAAAGCCGCAGTACTTATTCAGTGATGGCATGTAGTTCATTGGATTTCCTTTGCCGGAAACTTGTAAACCTACCAAACTTTCCTCACGCATTTCGTCAAGTTTTTTGCAAATGTCGGAACCTGAAGAGCCTAGCTGCACGCCATTAACCCACCCATTTAACGTATCTCTATGTATTCCGGTAAAGAATGTAAACCCAACAATATTCACTACTTTCTCGTAGTCATTACACAGGTCTATATATATATCTAATACCTCGTTAACCTTATCTGTATCATAGGCATTATTAATATTATTATCATCCTTTAAGTACTTTGGATTAACTTTAAACACATGTTCATAAATATATTTACAACAGTTATACCATCTGTTCTGCGATACTTTGCACATGTCCTCTACATGTCTCTCTTCCATCCAGAGATTTATATACATGTCAATATCACTTTTAAAAACATCAACTGTATTATTTACTTCCTGCATTTCAACTGCTGACATGTTATATATCTCCTCTCTCCAGTACTGGAATACTTAAAATAAAAAATGCAACTGATACAATCAGATCATCATGATCTGATTGTACCGGCTGCATGAATTCCGTGTTTTTATATCGGGACCTCGACGGTTGCCGCCGCCCGTTGCCCGAATGCTTTTTAATTTAATAAAACAATATCATTCTATCATTTTCTTGTCAAGATATATTTTAAAATTAAATTTTAAGCCTGTATATTATATATATTATTTATATAAATATACTGCTTTGTTTATAATATATATTTTTAATATTACAAGAGAGAATATAATCTTTCTCTTACTCTAGTGTCTATATCTACGTTGCAATTTTGTTGCAATTTGTTGCAGAGGTGTTGCATTGCAACAAAACTAATACTATTCTATCATTTTTGTCCTGTCTGTAATAAAATTATCATTCTTGAAATTTTGTGAAAATTTAACAAAGATTTTCTACGTTTTAAACAAAAAAAGACAGCTATATTTCAAGCTGTCAAATTATCAATACTCATTTCAATTATTCAATTTCAAACCCTACCAGCTCCCACTGATCCGGTTCTCCGTCCTCATCGTAAGATACAGGATCGTTAATTTCTTTAACTCTAAAACTCGGTGTATCTTCATCCAGCGCCGCGCCTGTACTGTCACATTTCCATGCTTCCATCGTCTCGCCGTTGCTTGTGTCGTGATCTACTGCGATCATTCCTAACTCTTCAACCTTGAAAATTTCTACTGCAAAATGTCCTTCCATCTGTCCTAACTCTTTTAAAATCTTTAACATAGCTTTTTCCTCTTTTCTTTCTTCTCTGGATGTGCTATATTCAAATAGCACACATTTCACTTGGTATGGTTTTTGTGTGTCGGGCTGGATTTTCTCCAGCCCTTTCTTTTAATTGTCTTCAATTCCTTTTTGAGTATCATCGATCAGCTGATCAACCATCTTTTCCGCTTTTTCATAATCCTTAGATTTTAAAACTTCCTTTAAATCTTTCAGATCCTGCAAAAGTCTTCTTAAGTAACTTTTAAATACACTCATATCTTCGCTCATTTTTCTCCTTTCCGGCTTTCGCCTATTGCCTTTCGACAATATTATAATACACCTTTGTGTATTATTTGTCAATACATAAAATACATTTTTGTGTATTTATTTTATATACTCTAAAATATCACACGGTTGACAATTCAGCCGATCGCATAAATACATGATCGTATCAACACTGACATTTTGATTTTTTACAAGACGATTAACCAGTGTTGGGGATAAATTAAACTTCTCCTTATCTTTCAAGTCTGTTTTTTTAATCCCTCTTCTTTCCAGTGTCTCCCATAATCTTCTATATGAAACAGACCCGCTATAAACGTTCTTTCTTTTTTCTACTGTCTCCGTCATATGGTGCACTCCTTTCTTTTCTATTATAAATGAATAATACATCATTGTGTATTCATTGTCAATCTTTATTGTTTTGTACACCTTTGTGTATTTTGTATATTATGTTAGTACATCTTTGTGTATTTTGTATATTGATTAAAAGTACATCTTTGTGTATTATAATCTCAACAGGAAAACAAAGAACGGAGGAAATCAAAATGGCAGATAAAAAAATAAAGGATTTTACAAAAGGAATTGAAGAGATCGCAAAACTTCATCCAGCAGATCGAAAAAAGGTTTTTCAAATGGTTATGCGGTTGCAGCCTGTCTGTCATTACTTTGAATCCCTCGCAAAACTCAATCCGAGCTGCCTTTGCCCGCACTCTTCCATTTGTGCATACAGCAATCACACCACCTTTACTGTACCCGGCAAAGCAAAGATCATAATTGTCTTTGTCCGGGATGCCTACGGACGGTATAACACGGATCCCGTTCAGCAGCATATAATGTGCAAGCGCATGGTTCCGGTACACGTTATATAGATTCAAAGCAAACGGCATACCACAATCGCCTGTAGCAATACTAAAATCCGGCATACAGACCGAATGGAAACACTTCAAGTGTTCCATGTATTTATCCGGGTTATTCCACAGTCTTTGAAACTTTGAATCGTCAATATAAAAATTCACATTTAATTTTCTATGCCCTTTTATCTTTTGTGAAAAGCTCTCTCCAAAATCTATGGAGTCCTCCGGCAAATAATCCAAGCTGCATGCCGGGACAATCGGGATCTGATATTTTTCATCAAGCTCCGCTCCATAGATCATATATTCTTTCATAACATCAAAAGATGTATGACATCCATTGTACAATACTATCACCCCAAAAACATTTTACTATTTTTCTTCTTGACAAACAACTTCTTTTGTGAAAAGCAAAGAACGTGCGGCGTAATCACTTCTGCTTAGTTCATTTATCAGCTTTTCCCTTGTCATTTCCGGGTTTGTTCTGTGAATATACCGCAGCAATTCATCTATTTTGTCCACTATGCTGCCCTCCAATCAATGTTTGACATCAGATCATCCAAAAGATAGATCAAATCAGTACCGTACAGGCTGATCCAGTCCGCAAGATACTCTTCCTGCTCAATCGGCATATGAATGTTATAGGAAAAGCAAAAACAATGACAAAGTTCATGAGCCAGTATTTTGCGCAAATAGCCATTTTCTGGTTTATCCGAAACATATATTATCCTATCATTCCAATCAGTCACAGCAAGGCTAATAGAGCCATCAGAGCGCATTAATTTATGACTTGCGCCGTGAACAAATTCTATTTTCCATTCAATACCATTTATCACAAACATATTTACCTCCAAAAAAAGAAACCACCAGCCAAATATCAGCCAGTGATTTCTAAATTTAAAGTTATTCTTCTTGCTCTTCAATCAACAAATAATTAATGTACCTTGTTGCTGTTCCAGCAAGTTCTTTGCTGTAGTCTAGCAAGTCCATCTTGTACTCCGGTTTATGCCCATATGTGACTGTATAGAACTTTTCCACAAGTTCTAAGTTATGTAAGTCAGACAATTCCACAAGAATTTTGTGATATAAAAATTTTCTCGTCCATCCGAACCGGTCACAGATAATTTTGAGTTTCCAGTTATTTTTATTAAACCATTTACCACTCTCTATCTTTTTTACGATGCTCCAGTGTGAAAACGGGTCTTTCTCCGGAATTTCAGCCTGCGGATTTTTCAGAGCCTGTTCCATGTCGTGAAAGCGATTGATGTATTGAGCTGTGAAAGCCGTTCCCTTAACTCCGGTCAGCTTGTGCGCGATAAATTCACAGCCTTTCTTGGTAATGTCATAGCATGGGCGTTCTTTTCCTTGCTCGTCCTTATAGGTGCTTTCTCTGAAGAAATCAGCCAACGCAATTTTGCGTTCGCTAACCAATCCATTATTGGCTTCGTTGATTTGCTTACAATAACGGTTGATGTCACGCATCAAATCACAATGCCTTTTCCCTACCATTCCCGCAACTTCCATACTGGTTAACGTCTGTTCTAATTGTTTCATATGAATATTGTTCATCAACAAATACCCCATTTCTTCTTAAATGAAAGTATCGTGCTCAAAATAAACTGCAAAAATTTTTCGTCCTGTATGCTCTGGATTTCCGTTATCAGCTGTTCTTTCATCTCGCACCGCCTTTCTTTTCGGATGCAAGGTTACTTGTAAAAATCCACACACATTTTAAAAAGTGTTCGCTAAGTACATTCAGATTTTTGGTAATTTCTTCAATATACATTTCTCTCATAGATTTTTCCTGCCTTTCAATTTTTTCTTGAAAAGAGATACTCTCTATGATAAAATATTTCACAGAGAGTTATCTCGGTTGATAAGAAGTTGTTTTCGTTGGTAGCGTGGCAACTTCTTATTTTTTTTGACCTTTTAGCTTTTCAATCCCCGCCCTTATAAGTTCTAATATGGAATATCCACTTTCTGATGAAAATTTCATAATTTCATCTTTTTCTTGCTTCGATACTCGAACATAAAGTCTTTCATTCATAGGATTGTCAACTTTAGGTCTGCCTGTGCGTGGAGACATTCTCAGCACCTTCTTTCTGTACGCACATTTAATATATAATAGTACGCACAAAAAGTCAATACCTTTTTGAAAAATTTCCAAATCCACAAATCACTAGCTGATATTCAGTTGTCAATGTTCAAACAAACAGGGGCATTTCTGCCCCTGCCATTACATTTTGGAAACAAGCGTTGACAGCTTGCTCTTTGTCATTGTGCGCTCCTCCGGGGTCATGTCAGAGATAAGCTCCGCCATATCCTCCGAAAGCTCTTTCATGTATCTTTCAAGGTCATGCATCTTTGCATCCTTGTCTTCTGGCGTATTGCCTTTGTGAAGCTCTTTGCTTTCCATGTAGCTTCTGCGGCTCATTCCGCTTTTGCCCTCTCTGCGATCACGCATTCCACCATCCGATGCCATTTTAGGTTCTGTGTAATACATTCTGCCAGAGTGGCGATCCATATCACGGTCGTTTTCCATTTCCCGGTACATTTCCGGTGTCATGTGCCAGTACGGAGGTTCTTCATATCCGCGGCGCGTACCTCTTCCCTTTGGCGCGAATCTGCCGTCTGCATACCGGTAACGGTCATAATACCGTCTGCCGTCTCCGTAACGCTCAAACATATCAAGAACCTGCTCTGTGTCTGATTCGTCCATTGATTTTGTAAGCGTCCGGTAATACATGGCTTCCGCAAGGTCTTTAAGCATGTCCGTGACTTTTCCCATCTCTTCTGTATCTACACATTCAATACCTTTTGCAAACTCACACTCTGCGCTTTCAGACAGTTTTTCGATCATTTCGTGCATTCTCTTAATATCCATAAAACCGCCCTCCTTACGCTTCCCGGACTGCAATTAAATTGCTGTTCTGAACTTCAATTGCCTGCGTAGACGTATTCTGTACCGCTACCGTAACACAGCAACCGCGAGGAACGTCCACATATGCCTGCGCGGAAACGTTAAAGAAGTTTTCAACTGCCGCCGGTGTAACAATCATTCGAGTTGACTGCAACGGTTCTCCGTCAATTGCAATAGCCAGTGAAATAGCTTCAACTGTGCCACCTGTAGGAATTTGAATATTTCCGGAATAAGATACCAAAAATCTTGCCCGGCACTGATTTGTAAGTCCTCTTAATTTAACAATGCCACTTCCCTGTCTATGAACAATGCATTTTGTTGCGCATACCGGAGTTTCTGTAAATGCCACATCTTCTCCCTGCGCGACAGTTTGAATTGCAATTCCTGTAAATTCTGCCATAATTATTTACCTCTCTTTCAAAAATAAGGGCAAACATTATAGTCTGCCCTTTGTGTTTATAAGCAATACTGCACAGCAGACATAATCGAGTTAAACTCAATTAAGATACTCAATTATTCAATTTTGTGTAGCAGCTACTTTTAGCAGCTACATCCTGTGTTGCATCCACAGCCATACGCATAAGCGTTAGGATTTGGAACAACATATGCCGGGATTGCAGCCGGATTTACAGCGTTGATGATCTGCTGTGTCTGCGCTGACATTGCAGTAGTGAGCAATGCAGACTGGCGATCCTGTGATGCGGCTCTTCTTAAGTCATTATTTTCTGCCTGTAAGGAAGAAATCTTTTCCTGACACAGGTAATCAAGGATTGCCCTTGTTCCTGCCTGCTGGCTGTCGATAATGTCTCTTGTGTTGCTGTTCATGGTGTTCTGCAGTGCACAGGTGTTCTGTGACATATTGTAGTTTACACCCTGGATAGCTTCCCTGGTCTCGCAGCAGCAATTAGCCAACTGGGACTGTAAAGCATTCTGCGCCTGCATAAGTGTCACGTTTGTGGTATTAAATCCCTGCTGTGTCTGGTAGCCAAGGTTGCAGATTGCATTGTCTACACCATGGAAACCGTTCATAACGGCGGTATTCTGTGCGTAAAATCCATCACAGAGACCATTTGTGATACCATCTAACTTTCCGATGATAGCCTGCGTGTCAAACCCACGCTGAATTGCAGAGTCGGTGTATGCAGATGCTGTCGCTCCCATACCTCCGTTTCCTCCCCAGCCATTGCCGCCAAAGCCGCCCCAGCCAAAAATCATAGCGAAGATAATGATAGCCCACCAGCCATCGCCGCCCCACATGCCATCATTGTTTCTTCCGTTTCCTGTCACTGCTGCAATATCAGCAAGACTAGGCATTGCATTTCCATTAAACATTTTGTTTACCTCCATCTGATCTATTTACAAATGGGATAACCGGTTATTTTGCGCGCACCCCAAAATGTACTAATGATTAAACATGCTCATAACTTTCTGTTTTGCTTCATCTACCGTAATTCCTCTTTCTTTACAGAGATTCTCTGCCATTGTCTTAAGTCCACCTGTATCTCCGCTTTGATACATTTGCATGGCATTTTTTGCCATAGGATTGTTTTGAACCTGCGGAGAATTCATCATTTGATTTAACAATAATTGTGCCGGATTCATTCTGGATCACTCTCCTTTTTTACCTGTGAAGTTTTTCTTTGACTGCTTGGAATTTTATCTAATCGGTTTTCTATCTGTTCAATCTTCCCAAAAAGTTCATCAAACTTCTGCATAAATGCACCTGTGCACTCGTCTGATAGGTCAAATTTCAATTTTTCAGTATCATGCGATAAATTGCTAACAGTATCATGCGAAACTGGCTTAAAAACGATTGTGCGAATTGTGCCATCTGCGTTCCAACTTTTAGCGTATATTTCTGTCATATCCTGTTTTGGGAAAAATGCAACGCTGCCATCCATTGGCACATCATTGGCAGTGATGTTTTCTACCGCCGGAACTACTTTTCCATTTATGCCAAAAGTTTGAACCGGGATCTGCTGCTGAATTTGCTGCGGTGCCTGCATATAATTTTGTGTATTATCAATGCGTGGCTGATTCATATACGGATTGTATGCGTACTGCTGCCCGTATTGCTGCATCTGCTGATTATAAATCGGATTCTGGTATGCTCCGCTCATATTCATCCTGTTTGACCTCCTCTAAAACATCTTCTATTGCGTGTATGATAGACGACTGCGTTGACAAGTCCAAGGACTGTAACTCTTTTCTGGCAAAAATTTTTTCAAGAACTTCATCTGAAAACAC